TCAATAGGAATCTCGGATAGCGTCGAGAATGTCGTCTAGAGGAAGCGTATCTAGGGCATTAGTCTTTGACCTTTCATCGTTAAGGTGATCGCGTATGCGCCGCTGTACAATCGCCTCCGGTACGTCGTGATTGTCCGCGCGGATGGCCTCCAAGGCCTCGATCATTTCGGCCGGGAGCGGTTCAATGAGGGCGTCCGCGTAAATCTTTGCCAGACCGGCACCAGTGAGATCTACCTTCTCTCGGTTTGGCCCAAAGGCCAGATACCGGAGCAAAAAATCCAGCGAGATAACCGGGCCAGTATTGATCTTAGGAACAAGGTCAGGCTCAATTCGCGACAGTAGAGACCTTGCGGACCGATCAAGCGTCAACCACCAATTGGAATAACCTAAAGGCGCTCTGCCCCGCTGCCCTATTCTTGAAGACAGTACGTGGAGGAAAGTCTCGGAATCGTGACTAGCCAATCGCAATGCGTGGGTCGTGTCACCCGACATCTTGGCACGCCGTTCGACATGAATGTTCTGCCATTCTGTTTCCACTGCTCGTGCCAATTCCTCGCTCACATTCGTGTGGTCATCAGCCACTTCAAGGCGGATGGAATGATCAGCGCGCAGGTAATCTGCGATGTCTTGAACCGGGTCGTTTTTACCGACGAATGTCTCCACCCACGCCGCGAAATGCCCTTCCTTCCCGCCAAAACGCAAGTAAGAGGCCAGCAAATATGGAACAGGGCCATTCCATGAGTCGCTCCGAATGAAAGTAAGGCATTTATTTATATGACGTTCAAGTTCCTCTAGCACGCCAGCGGTTACTAGCAGCTTAAGCCCAGCAGAAATACATTGTCGATAGATTTGCGTGAAGGAGGTTTGACTTGGTGGCGCACCCGTTTCGGCGAAGAGCGGGAGAATAACAGATGTATCAAGCCATATTTCTCCCGATCCAAACATCTGCATCGTTGCTTTCTGCACGTCGGGTGTCGCGGCCAGAAATGCAAATAACGTATAGCTTTCCAGAAGACTCTTTAGGTATGCTGCTGTTTTCTCGGTAGGAGAATTTAGAACCGATTGAAGTACATCGGCCATAACAATTATCTTATTTTCCCCTGAAAACCCGAAATTAAGCGTACTTTTTCCGATGACTATTTCTTTTAATGTTACCTCATCAAACTTGTGATCCTCGGAAAATACCGCACTTTTAGCAAATTGTTCGCCTTTTTTCAGGAAATATGTTTCAACTATATTTCGGGCCGCTTTAGAAAATGCTCCGGAATTTTGGATGGTTATGGTTTTGAGCGTCACCAGCTGGCTCAGAAGATCTGAATCAAAATCATCTTTCATGCCTGCCAGCGCGGAGATCGAACCCGCCACCCGTGTTCGTTCGGTATCAGTGAGATGAAACTCATCCCCATCCCTGCGATGTCGAACGGCCGTCCCCGATAACCTGTTTAGGGCGGCGTCAACGCGTTGGCGAACCAGCACTTCGGAATGGCTGGGAAGAAACGAGTGCACGTCTTTATATATATGTGCCCGAGATTTTCGGTTGGCCGTGGAGGTGGCACGTAAGGACGCCCGTACCAGGGCGTCATAAGACGATTTCGTCAGTCCATAGCCTGCCTGAGAATCCTGCATCTGCATTTCTAGAAAAATTAGCGCAGTTTTCGCTTCATCGGCCTTCAATGACGAGACGAGGTCATTATCCAGCAATCTCTCGGACACAAGAGGGTCGACAAACTGTTTTGAAAGTTCTTCTGCGGCCGATTCTCGCGAAAACGTAGAATTGGCCCTCTCGATAAACCAAGACCTATCATAAACATCTAAGAAGTATTTTTCGCGACGAAGATCGGCTTTTATTTGATCGGCCTCGGCCCCAATAGGCTGATTTGTAACATAAATTAGACTGCTAGTATTTGGAAAGCTTTCTTTTAAACGGCGAATTGTGGTGCGTATTTTTGGGGACCATTTTTCGGTAACGGAATATTGAAAGGCTAGCGAATCGTCGCCTTCTTCACAGAACAGTGTGGCGTCTCGCCCACCGTCTCCGGACGGAGATGCCATCGTACGGAGCGCCGGGTATTCGCTGGAAAGGAACACGGAAGCCAGTTTCTCGAAAGTTTCCCAGTCTCCCGGTCCGAGCTGATCGAGCGCCATCCTAAACCGTTCAGAGCGTATTGCCATTTCGCCTCACCATCATTCCTGCAAGAGGATAGGTGGATCACCCGCCTCCAGAAAGCGAGAGATCAACCGTGGAAACTGCGGATAGGTTGGCAAGGGTTGCGATAGCGAACGACCTGCCAAACCACGTGGGGAGTACCGGAAAAAACGTAACAAACGTAACATGTGGCAGATTTCTGCGGTTTTTGACGTAACCTAAAGCGTAACCTCTGAGTGATGAGATTACCTTTTTAAAACGTAACTTTTTGAACTGAAAAACCCTAGGATTTCTGCGGGGATTACCTTTCTCGCTCCGCGAAGTTGCGCTAGATTACCTTCCGAACGTAACACGGAAAATCGCTTAAATTCAGATGGTTGTCATGGCGGCGCCACCAGAGGTTACGCATGTTACGCTTCTCCGGTACCACCCACCGCAGCGAGGGGCCTTCACACAGATTTTCCAGAGATTGCGCCTCGTTCCGAAAAATCCGTCCAGCTGCATCAAATTGCAACGCGGCGAGGGTATCTGAGGAGCGCACCCAGCCTAGGACCTAGGCCGGGGGAAGGGAAGTCGTAGTGGTGCATCAAAAGGGACATATAAAGTGCGCGGGCGAGGCGGGGGATTAAGCGCGCGCTCGGGGGTGGCAGCGAATGCGGAAAATCTTGGCGCAATAATATTGCGCGTCGAAGAAATATTCCTGTCTACGCAATAATATTACGCCAAACCGACACAAATTTTCGCGCCTTTTATGCGATGGATCGAGGCGGCAAATCGTTGACCGACTCGGTTTCTGTTCTTCATATGTTCCGATTAAAGGAGCAATCTGATGAAGATCGAAGACATCCGCCGCGCCGTAGCCGACACGCTCGAAGCCCGGGGCCTCAACAACCGAACATTCCTGCGCGAGATCCGCACCGGCAAAAGGGATGATGGACCGTACATGATCGGCGCGCTCGCGTGCGTCGCCTTGCGCGGTGCTCAGCCGGCCGAGTGACGTGGGCCGCCTGGCAGATGGCATGCAGGCCCCAACGACCTTCTTCGAAGCCGCTGCCTGGGCGTACACGATCAAGGCGACGTGCGAGTGCGGGCATGCCGCCGTATTTCACCCGCATGCCCTCTGGTGGCGCTTCCATCGAGCAGGCCGAGACGGCACGCTGGAGACGGCCCGGTCGCGGTTCTACTGCGCCGTCTGCTGGCATACGCACTGCCGAAGGGTCCGCCCAGCCAGTTTCCTGCCAAGTAGGGATCAGCCGACCGTGGACCTCCCCCTGCCGGACGATCGGGAGTGGAAGCGCGCGGTGAACCATTACCGAGGGTAGAACGAAAAAGGGCGGCCCGATTGAGCCGCCCTTCGTGGGTCTGACATGTGGAAGGTCAGGCCGCAGCCTTTACCCTCTCACGAAAAAGCACCGCCTCGCGGCCCAGCGTGTCGTTCAATTCGAGGAACACGGACTGTAGCGGCATGATCTCCAGTTCGAAGAAGCTGTCGAGCGCCTTGGCCGGATCCCCGAAGCCGCCAGCGTTGGCCGGGATAACCCCCAGAAGCTGCGGCGGAACGCGATGCGCGGCCAATACGTCATCGCGCGTGGTGTTCTTGATGCCAAGGAACTCATCCTTTGCGCCCACCTCGGCGATCGGCAGGATCTTGATCCCGGTCTCTTTGCCCTCGGTCGCATGCACGAAGAGGTTGCGAAAGTTGCCCGGCCCTTTCGAACGCTTGAGCGCGTCGCGCATGGCATCCACGTCGCCATCGGCGAACATCCCGGTGGCGTAGAGGATGTAGCCCGCGTGGCTCCCGTTCTCGTAGTACCTGCGGCGAAACAGCGTGGCGTTCTCGTTCAGCAATGCGGACTGCAACGCCGACAGGTATTCCGGCAGGCCGTAGATCTCCTGATTGATATCCGGCGCCATGATCTGGTGGACGGTGCCCGCGTCGAACTCCACCTCGTTCTGATAGCCAGGCACCCACCAGAAGCTGCCCTTCGCGACACCGCGCCGCGTGTACTTGGCAAGGACGTGATCGAGGCGCAGCAGGCCGCCGAGGCGGTTACGAACTTCCTGCACATAGCAATTCCCCAGCACGAGGTAGTCCTGCACCATGGCAGCGAAGTCCCGCCGGCTGATCAGCGATGCTGGGTCGAGGCTGGCGGCCAGCAAGTTGCGCTTTAGGATGATGGCGCTCGAATGATGGGGCGAGGAACGGAACGACCGGGAAAGGCCGTCCAGCGAGATCGGCGGTTCATACCAGCGCTGGTTGTGCCAGCATTCCAGCATATCGAGCATGGTCGCCCGGCTATTGACCGGTTCGGGTTCCCCGAAGGTGAACGCCTCGATCGAACGGCTGCGGTTGTCGTTGACCGGGACGATCGCGCCGCCTGATGCAGCGGCGCTCTCCTGACGGCTCATCCTGCGGGCACGGCTACGCTTGCTCATTCGATAATCTCCATCGTGCCCTTGGGCTTTTCCTTGCCGTCGAGCGGCTCGTTCATAAGGATGTGCATCGCGGCCCAGGCGAGATCGGCATGTCCATCATTGCCCCCGCGCCCGGCCTTGAAGGTGACGTTGCGGCCGCTGGTGGTCAGCGTCTTCTTGATCGAGACGAAGGCCGAGACGATGTCGAGATAGCTGCTGTCGAATAGCAGGCGGCCCCGGCGGATCACATTCTGCGCCTTCATGATCATGCCGGCCTTCACCTCCAGCGAGTATTCGATCTTGGCGACCGAACAGCCGGGCATCTCGCCCACTTTCGCGAGCAGCTGGTAGACGCCCGCGCCGACACCTTGCGCGTCAATGCCGAGATACGTGCAGTTGTAGCGGCTCAAGACTGCCTTGATGAACTCGGCCTGCTGCTGGAAATCGAGGCCGCGCAGCTGGTGGCGTTCGAGGATCCGGAACTTGCCGCCTTCCTCCAACGGCGGCGCGGCGATAACCAGCGCCGCATTGTCACCGGTCTCGCTTTCCTGCGGATCATAGCCCGCCCAGACCGCGCGATTACCGTAGGGCCTTGCCGCCTCGATGTTGAAATCGGTCCAGTCGACCAGGCTGTCACAGCCGCAGGCGATCATGTCGTTGAATTTGAAGGCCGACATGCTGTCGTCGACGAAATCGCACATGAACAGGTTGGCGAATTCGTCTGGCGCGTATTCGTCCTCCAGCTCCGCAATGTCGAACAGGTCGCATCCGCCCGCTTCGGCGTCGCGGATGTTGACGATGTGGCGCCAGATGCGATCAGGCCCGACGCTGCCCTTTTCCGACAGCGCGGCATGGCTGACGTCGATCTCGACGCGGTCTTCCTTCTTGCGTCGGCGGTTGCGGCGCTCTCCGGTCCAGTATGGATAGGCGGGATGCGCGACGGTGGACGGCGTGGAGAAGTAGGTTTTCCGCCACTTCTTGTGCGTCGCCATGCCCGAGGCGACCTTGTTCAACTCCTCGAACGAATGGACCCAGAAGAACTCATCGAAGTAGAAATTGCCGTGCCGGCCCTGCGCCGTGCGGAAGTTGGTGCCGAGAAAGTGCATCTCGGCCGCCGCTTCTTCCTCAGGCCTGAGGTCCGAGGTGATGAGCATCGGATCGCCGGTCAGGGCAACGCCGACCAGCTTGGCGAAGCTGACGATGTATGACCGGAATTGGTGCGCCTGTGCCTTGGAGGCTGACAGGAATATCTGGTTGCGGCCCGTCTCGATCGCGTCGATCAGCGCTTCAAACGCGAAATAGTAGGTCGCGCCGATCTGGCGCGACTTCAGGATCATGCGGGTGCGCTGGCTCAGCGCGTTCCACCACGTCAGCTGGTAGTCGTAGCAACCTTCAAGGAAGATGCGCTTAAGTTCGGCCGCCTGCTCTGCGGTGAAGTGGTTCTTCTTCGCCTTCTTGCGCGGCCCAGCGTTCCGGTTGCCGACCTTTTCGTTGATGTCACCGCTATGGCCGCCCGGCTGCTCGAACCGGCGCACGCGGGCGAGACTTTCGATCTGCCTGGACAGCGCCTCCATTTCGACAAGGTCGCCGCTGGTCTTCTTCTCCTTCGCGATCAGCGTGAGGAGGCGGATTTCCAGCCCGTCTTCGATTTTCCGGATCGAGGGCGCGTCATCCCACTTGTCGCGCTGCTTCCACGCCGCGATCGTCGCGCGCGGTATCGCCCCGCCCGTGTCGCCCTTGACGCCGTGCAATTCGAATTCGTCGGCAATCTGCTGAACGCCCCACCCGCGCCAGTATAGGCTGCACGCATGGCGGCGGGGATCGAACTGCCATGCGTTTGTGGGTGCGCCGGGCTGGGGGAGGAATGGGCCAGTCATGCCGCAACCATGGCGCGCGCTTTTCGCGCCGATCACCGCCGTCCATTTCGCTGAACACTAAGCGAAATGCATGCCCTTGAGAGATTGCCTCCGACCGTCCCTTTCTGGCCGCAACACGCTGCCGAACCTCAAGGGAACCGGACCGATCATGGCCAAGAGCAAATTTTTCCGCGTCGCCGTCGAAGGCCCAACCGTCGACGGACGTGTCATCGAGCGCGAAATGCTCGTCCAGAGCGCCGCAAGCTACGCGCCCGCGACCTACGCCGCACGCATCAACTGCGAGCACATCGCCGGCTACAGCCCCGACAAGCCGTTCAATGCCTATGGCACAGTGCTTTCACTCAAGACCGAGGAAGTCGCGCTCGTCGTCAACGGCGCGACCAAGAACCTGCTCAGCCTGGTTGCCGAGATCGAAGCAAACGATCAGCTAGTGGCACTCAACAAGGCGGGGCAGAAGCTGTTCACCAGCTGCGAAATCCATCCCAATTTTGCCGGTGAGGGCAAGGCCTATCTGGTCGGCCTTGCAATCACGGACACTCCCGCCTCGCTGGGAACCGAGCCGTTGAAATTCGCGGTTCAGTCCAGGCCGAATGTATTCTCTTCGGCTTACGAGACCTCGATCGAACTCACTGCAGCCCCGCTCGACAGTGACGCCATCGGCCAGGGCATTGGCCGCTCGCTCCTCGACTTCTTCCGTAAGGAAAAGAAGGAAGAGCTGGCCACGCCGCCCGCCGTGCAGGTTATCCCGCCGGCCCCGGCCAACGACAACGTGTTCGATGTAGAGCAGTTCGCCGCGATCATGGGCCGCGAGATCGCTGCCGCCGCCAAGCCCGCCAATGATGCCGTTGCGGCGCTGGGCGCCCGTTTCGACGCGCTGGAAACACAGCTGGCGGGCACGGAGCAGCCGCAGACCTTCAAGCGCGCCCCGGCCACCGGCGGCACCGGCTCCATCGTCACCGACTGCTGATCGCCGCCGCCGTTCCCCGATCCGCCTGCCCACGCCCTACGCCCCTTCAGGAGCCCACGCACATGCGTAACGAAACCCGCCTGCTGTTCACTTCGTATCTGGGCCAGATCGCCCAGCTGAACGGCGTAGCCGATGCCACCGTGAAATTCAGCGTGGCGCCGGCAGTCGAACAGAAGCTGGAAGAGAAGATCCAGGAATCGAGCGACTTCCTCGGCCAAATCAACATCGTCGGCGTGCCCGCTCAGTCCGGCGACAAGGTCGGCGTCACTGTCACTCGCCCGCTGGCGAGCCGCACCAATACCGGCGCCGGCAACCGCCGCACGCCCGGCGATCCGACCGACACCACGGACGATGGTGGCTATTTCTGCCGACAGACCAACTACGATCACGCGATCAAGTATTCGAAGCTGGACGCCTGGCGCCACAAGCCCGAATTCCAGACGCTGCTGCGCGATGTCATCCTGAAGCAGCAAGGCCGCGATCGCATCATGATCGGCTTCAACGGTACCTCCGCCGCTGCAACCACCGATATCGTTGCCAACCCGCTCCTGCAGGACGTCAACGTGGGCTGGGTCCAGAAAATCCGCCTGCACGCGCCTGAGCGGATCATCGATGACGGCGACCTGACCGCCGGTGCGACCAAGGCCGTCTATGTCGCGGCCAGCGTGGAGGTCGTCGACGGCGATGTCACCAACGTCGACACCGCCGAAGCCGACTATGCCAACCTCGACGCGCTCGCCTTCGACATGCTCGACCTGCTCGATCCCTGGCACCGCAGCGATACCGATCTTGTCGTCATCGTCGGATGGAAGCTGGTCAAGGACAAGTACATGTCCTTGCTGCAGGCCGCTGGCGATACTGCGACCGAGCGCGAGGCCGCGCACCGCATCCTGACGCTGCCCATGCAGCTGGCGGGCAAGCGCGCCATAATCGTACCGTTCTTCCCCGAAGACGCGATGCTGGTCACCAGCCTCGATAACCTGTCGGTCTACTGGCAGGAGGAAACCCGCCGCCGGCAGGTCAAGGACGAGCCTGCGCTCGACCAGATCGAGAACTACGAATCCGTCAACGAGGATTACGTGGTCGAGGACTATGGCCGCTGCGCCTTCGTCGAGAACGTCGTCATGGGCAAGAAGCCCGCCTGACCGGCGCGCCGTCTGCCCCCGAAATCCGCGCCACTCACAGGACACCACCATGAGCCTTGCTCGTCGTAAGCGTAATCGCATCCTCGCTGCCCAGACCATCACCGCAGCGGCTGCACCTGTGCGTGGGGCGGACCCCGCCCCCGTTGCCGTCCTCTCCCCGGCAGCGGGGGCGAATACCTCTCCGCCCGCCGCCCGCGCTGCGCGCGAGATCGCCCTGCGTCTAACGCACGATCTGCGCCGTCTGAAAGAAATCCGCTCGATCGACCGGAAGATCGACGCCAAGCGCGAGATGCTGCCTGAGTACAAATCGTGGGTAGAAGGCATCGTCCAGGCTGATGCGGGCATCGGCACCGGCATCGCCGCCGATGTGGTGCCGACATACATGGTCTGGCTGCTCGACGTCGGCGCCTTCGATACCGCGATTGAACTCCTTCCCTTCCTGCTGCGCCACCGCGTGGAAATGCCGAAGCGCTACGCGCGCGACGTTCCAACTATCGTCGTCGAACTGGTGGGGGATGCGGCCGCCAAGGCGCAAAGCGCCGGCCAGCCTTTCGACCCGGCGGTTCTCGATAGCGTCGACAATCTGACCACGGGCATCGACATTCACGATGAGGTGCGTGCCAAGCTGCTGAAAGCTATCGGCATCGAACAACTGCGCACGGCCGAAGACATGCCGGCTGAAAATAGCCGCATCGTCCTGGAAAGCGCTCTCTTCAACCTTCGCGAAGCCCAGCGCCTGCATGACCGCGTAGGCGTCAAGGACCGTATCAAGCGCGCGGACAAGCTGCTGGCCGCTGTCAGCGCTGCGACGCCCGTAACGGAAACCGGCGGCACCTCTGCCGCCTGACAAGCTGCCCCCCGGCGCTCAGGGGCGGATCGCGCGCTGCGGGAGGCTTTCGGGCCGTAGGGCCGCCAGCTGACCCGATCCCCACCCCTGTAGCCGGCGGGCCGCTGGGAGATATCATGACCTTCGTTGCCACCCCGCCCGCATCCGAGATCGAGCAGCCTGCCGCGCCCGAAACGCCGGTGATCAACGATGGGTTCTTCCCGGATGTTGATCCCGCCGCCGTGCGCGCAGCAGCGAGGATCCCGACCAGCATCACGCCCGCTCGCCTCCGGGCCGCGATCCTTGGCGCTATCATGACCGTCGGGATCGACGTTCAGCAATTCGCCACCATCCAGATCGCCGCCGGCCATGCAACGCTTGCCGCTGTCCCCGCGCCGCATCTGGACGGCGAGAGTGTCCAGCTGATCCGTTACCAGCGTGCCGTCGCGCTCTACGCCAAGGCCGAACTGATCGAGCGCCACCGCGACTTCGACACGACGGCGGCCGGCGGCAGTCAGGCGGATGAACTTACGCCATCGATCGGCGAACTGCGGCGCGATGCACAGCACGCCGTCCGCGATTTGGTGGGGCGCGGACGAACGGTCGTGGACCTGCTCTGATGGCCGGGGCGCAGCGCCTTGTCGCCTTGCAGGGTGACACGCTGGACCAGCTGCTAGCGCGCGAGGCGGGCCTCGGCCCCGGCGACCTCAGCCGCGTGCGCGACGCGAACCCCGGCCTCGCCGCTCTCGAACCCATCCTTCCCCTTGGCACCGCCGTCATCGTCCCCGCCACGGCGGACACCCCGGCGCCGGCCACCCTGCCGCTTATCCAACTCTGGAGCTGACCCCATGGACCTGCGCACTCTCCTCCACGCCGTTTCCGAATGGGGCATCGACCTGCTCGGATCACTCGCGCCCTCGCTGATCGGCTCGGCCATCGCACAGGCATGGAAACCCGCCATGCCGTGGCGTCAGCGCGTCCTCCAGTGGGTCGTCGGCTCAACCGTGAGCTACTATGCCACGCTTGCGATCATCGCCGTTACTGACTGGAATGGCTTCGTCGCGCAGTCGATCGCCTTCGGCATTGCCCTGCTGGCGTTCGACGCCACGCCCCGCGTCGCCAAGGCAACCATCGAAACCCTCGCATCGATCCCCGGCCGCATCGCCGACCGCTTCCTGCCGAAGAAAGGCTGATCATGGCCACCGCCCCTCGCACTCGCTCGCTTGGCGATGCCGCCAGCTTTTTCACGGCCCTGCGTCAGGTCACCGGCGGCGTGACGCAGGCCCAGGTCAACATCCTCAACCTGCTGCTGGTCGCAGCCGGCGGCGCGGGCTGGCCGATTGGCTGGCTGGCCTACGGCCTCGCCACCGCCTGGCACGAAGCGCGATTCCTGCCGCAGGCCGAATGGGGCCTCGGCAAGGGGCGACCCTACGCCAGGGCGGGAAAATACGGCCAGTCGCAATACGGTCGCGGCCTCGTCCAACTGACATGGGACTTCAACTACGAGTGGGCCGACAAGGTGCTGGGCCTCAATGGCCTCCTGCTGCGAAACTTCGATCTCGCGCTCGATCCCGCCATCGCCACCCGCATTTTGATCAAGGGCATGGAAGACGGCGCTTTCACGGGCCGCAGGCTTGGTCAGTACATCGTCAACCGCGGAACCCCGGAGGCATTCGAAAACGCCCGCCGGATCATCAATGGCACCGACAAGGCCCAGCTGATCGCCGCCTATGCCGAACGCTTCCAGGCTGCACTAGACAAGGGCCGCTGGGCGTAATGATCGGCGCGTCCCACCTCGCTCTGGCCGGGGCGCTCGCCGCCTGCCTCGCTGGCATCGGCGGGTTCGCCTACGGTGTGGGCGTGGGGGCGACGGAGGAACGCGGCGCGCAGGCGCGCGCGGATGCGGCGGCCGGCAAGGTGCGTGATGAACTCCAGGCCCGAATCGATACCTCGGCCCTGCGCCACCAGTCCGCCGAATACGCCCGGCAAACGAACGTCAGGGAAATCTACCATGAATCGCAGAAGGTCATTGAGCGCCCGGTCTATCGCAACGTGTGCGTTGATGCTGATGGCGTCGGCCTGCTCGACCGCGCCGCCGCCATCGCGAACGGCGAAGGTATCGTCGCATCTGCTGGCACCGCCCCCGGCGCTGCCGCCGGTCCAGCGGACCAGCGCGGGCGAGATGACCGGCGCTGACGCCCAGATGAGCCTGCAGGCGCTCTACGACATCGCGGGCCATATCCGCGCCGCGTTCATCGAACTTCAGGACGAAGTAAGCCTGCAGCTGGGAGGCACCGATGCGAAAGGCCGATAGCCTGCGCCGCTGGCTCACCGCCTACATCCCCGACATGAAGACCCACCCCGATCGCATGCAAATCTATGTGGAGGGCGGCACGATCGCGTCCAGGCAGTCGCGCACGTTGTCGTATGTCTACCAGTACACGCTCAAGGTGCTGATCTGCGATTTCGCGGGCGATACCGATACGCTCATGGTCCCTGTGCTGGCATGGATCGCGAAGGAACAGCCGCAGCTGCTGCGCCGGCAGGACAGCGCGCCCTTCACATTCGAAGCCGAATTGCTGGACAGCGAAACCTCGGACATCGAGATCTCGATCGACCTCACTGAAAACCGCGTGGTCACCGCCCGGCCAAACGGCAGCGGCTACGACATCGAGCGGCCCGAAGAACCCAGCTTTGTCGACGCCTTCGAAGGGGTGAATGCCAGCTTTTCCGGCATCTTCGCCGGTCACGAAACGCTTGTGCCCGATCCCGGCGTATGACCGACGATCTGGCCGAGGTCGAACGTATCGCGGGCGCTCTGCTGCGGAGCCTTTCCTCCGGCCAGCGCCGCAATGTCATGCGCCGTATGGCCCGCGAACTGGCCATCAGCCAGCGCCAGCGCATTACCGCCCAGCGCCAGCCTGACGGCACCCCGTTCGCGGCGCGCAAGCCCAAATCGCAGCCGATTTCCGGCCGTGGCACCGCTTGTTTCATGTACCCCTCGGGTGGCAGCGGCGAACCGCGCCGGGTCATCATGAAAAGCTTCACCTGGGCGACTGGCCGCATGATGACCGGCTTCGATATCGAAGCGCGCGCGATCCGCTCATTCGAATTCGACAAGATCGTCAAATGGTTGCCCGTACCGGATGAATACCGCAACGCGAGCGGCGGGCGCCTGCGCCGCCGTGGCGGCCTGCGCCGACGCGCAATGTTCCGCAAGTTGGCCAGTTCGAAATTCCTCAAGACCGGGACCGACGATCAAGGCTTTTGGGTCGGGTTTTCCGGCAAGATCTCCCAGATCGCGAGCGTGCACCAAGGCGGATTGCGCGATAAGCCTTCACTGCGGGCGAAGTCCGTCTCTTACCCGAAGCGCGAACTTTTGGGAGCTACGGCCGCTGATCGTAATAAGCTGCTGGACGTGATGTATGAGGCCCTAGTTGCGATCTGACCCACAAATGGGCCTTATAGCGGCCCCACATTGACTAATTTGGTGAGCTAACTGCGTTCGGGGCGGTCTGTGTCTCGGAGCGTTTCGTTCTGATCAATTGCATCACCGGCTTTTCGATCAGCATCCAACTCAACCATCCGCATACGCATGAAATGACCCAAGTTGCAGCAATCATAATGACCAGGGAAGTACCAGGGAACCACCAGTTGAGCACCTTCGTTATGGGCCACGCATACAGATAAACACCATACGATATATCGTTCTTATTATTGATCCTCGCCAAGAAACCTCCCGCGCCCAACTGAGCAAATGCAAGAATCAAGTAGCTTCCGAAAAGCATCATGCCAGCTACGGCTGAAACGTTGAAGCAGAGGCTCAGAATGAGCCCAATAGCCGCGACCAAAATTCGCTTTGCCGAAAAAACTATGGCGTGCCGGTAGGCATAAAAACATGCCCCTGCGAGAAATACCGCTGCAAGTCTGAAGTCTTGGCGAAGGTTGCCGATCAACGCGTTCCGAAAATCCTGCAAGGAATAGCCTGCCATCGTCGCTGGCGGAACGGGATCAGTCGCCTGCCAAGCTTCATGAGTTGGAATCGGGAAAGCCAATGATGCGGCAAGGCAAAGCAGCGTCACTGTCAGAAGACAAGACGAACGCTTAAGAATTCCTGTAATTCCCAAGACGACAACTAGAAGATAGCATCGAAATTCGTACGCGATTGTCCACAGCGATCCGTTCAACGACGGGTAGGGCTGGCCATCAAATGCCCCGGAAACCGTCGGCTTTTGCAAAAACAAACAATCGTGCAGTAATCTTCCCAACACACTCAAGTTCGAAGGAATATCTGCACCGCCAATCGGTGCCACCACGAACGCACATAAGACGAAAACGACAATGAAACCAGGGTATATACGTGCAACACGGCGCTTCATGTACGATGATATCGACGAACTATTTAGGTAACTTGCGCTAATCAAATAGCCGCTGACAATAAAAAAACAATTTACAGCAAAGTCCCCGAAGGAAAGTGTGCCATAAATAAATGTCAAACCATCCCGCGATCGGTTACCGTCAATTATCTCTGCAGTGTGTGAAAATATGACCAGCGATGCAAAGAGAAGTCGCAGAAAACCAAATGCATTGTCGTGATTTCCAAATCTCTTCGGAGTGTTAACCAGTTCCATTGCGCCGCCCCGCTTGTTGCCAAGCGCGCTGTAGCAAGCAATTTCACCTAGGGCAATTTCGCCATCTGTTGAAGAAAAAGTCGCCATCCGTCATTTCGACGCATCAGTTTTTCCACTATGTCACACACGGAATGTCGGCGGACTTCGACGTTGATATGCAGCACTTGGGTATCGAGCGAGTCTGCAAAGTGCACCGATAGCCCTAACGCTCATCGGCAAAACTCTCCCACCCTGAAATTAAAGTTCATCGCCCTCGATTGCCGCCAAAGGCATCTATGTGAGACTTCGCATTTTGCTGAGCGTCGAGCGAAATGCGGGGGGATAGCGCGGGCATACGACTGCGCCCGACATGGCCGGCATGGCCGATCCTACCTTCACCGCTGTCGATCTATCGCGCCTGCCCGCGCCGGACGTCATCGAGACGCTCGATTTCGAGACGCTGCTTGCAAGCGCGGTGGCGCGCTTCAAGGCCGAGATGGCCGCGCTGGGCGTCACCATCGAAACGCGCGACAGCGATCCGGCGATCAAGCTGCTTCAGACCTTCTCCTACCTCGCCCAGCTGCTGCGCCAGCGCGTCAACGATGCGGCGCGCGCAGTGATGCCAGCCTTCGCGGTCGATGCCGACCTCGATAACATCGCCGCCACGTTCGGCATCGTGCGCAAGGTCATCGCGCCTGCCGACGATGCGCAGGGCACCGCCGCCGTGATGGAAAGCGACACCGAGTTCCGCCGCCGCATGGTGCTGGCCCCGGAAGGATACTCTGTCGCCGGGCCCGAGGGCGCATACCTCTTCCACGCCCTGTCCGCCGATGCCAAGGTCCTCGACGCCACCGCCACCAGCCCGTCGCCGGGCATGGTCATTGTCTCGATCCTGTCCCGCGTCGGTGACGGTTCTGCGTCGCAAGCGCTGATCGACACCGTCCAGGCCTACGTTTCGGCAGACACCCGCCGCCCGCTGACCGACTTCGTCACCGTCCAGTCGGCCCAAATCGTGCCGTTCGCCGTGGATTATGATCTGACGACGTACAATGGCCCCGATGGCGCCCTGGTACTGACCGCGTCGCTTGCCAGCGTACAGACCTATGTCGAGGAATCGCACCGCGTGGGCCGCGATGTCACTATGTCCGCGCTGTTCCGCGCCGCGCACGTCGAAGGCGCCCAGAACGTCCGGTTCAACGCGCCTCTCTCCGATATCCCGATCACCCGCCTGCAGGCACCGTTCTGCACCGGCGTCACCGGCCGCCTTGCAGGCACCAACGAGTGATCTATCCATCGATCCTTCCCCCGGCATCGACGAAGCTGGAAAGAGCGCTCGAACAGGCGGGCGCGGCCCTGCTCGATTTCGACGCGCCCATCCGCGACGTGTGGTCCCCGGCCAACTGCCCGGCCGGGCATCTGCCCTGGCTCGCATGGGGCCTCGCGATCAGCCACTGGAAGACCAGCTGGACGCTTGAATACAAGCGCGCGGCGGTAGCGGACGCGATCCCCTTCCACCGCCGCAAGGGCACCCGCCGCGCGGTGCAGGAAGTTCTCGAACGCTACCACCCCTCGCTGTCGATCGTCGAATGGCACGAAGCCAGCCCGCGCCGGGAGCCGCACACTTTCGAAGTCCGCGCCCCGGCGCTGGAAATCCCGGCCAGCTTCCTGAGCGCTGCAATGACCGACGCCATCATCGCCGACGTCGCGGTGGCCAAGCCAGCGCGGGCGCACTTCGATTTCGTGCAGGTGCTGGAATCGCAGGCGACCCTGTTCATGGCCGCAGGCGGCATGACCGGGTCGATGTTCCGCGACGACTTCACGGCCGAGCATGACACGAGCCGCGACTGGTCGAAACTGCTGCAAAGCGACGACGGTGAACCGCTCCGCGACGAAAACGGTAATTTTCTGGAGGACGAATAATGGCCGCGCTTGCCCTCAAGCTGACGGATGCAGGGCTGGCGGCCGTGCAGGGCGCATCGGGAGCAGACCCGGTGCTGCTCTCGCACCTTGGCCTCACCGTCACGCCGTTCGACTATGCGCCCACGCTCACCGCGCTTCCCGGTGAGTTCAAGCGGATCGAGGTGGCCTCGGGCGTGGCTGCATCCCCGAACGTGACCCACCTGACCGCCTACGACACTTCCGCCGACAACTGGTCGATCACCGGCTTCGGGCTCTTCATGGACGACGGCGTGCTGTTCGCGGTCTACACCAGCCCTGACATCTTCATGACCAAGGCCGAGCTTGCCTTCGGCCTCATGGCTTTTGATATCGCCTTCGATTCCGACCTCGCGGCCAATATCGAATACGGCAACGCCGTCTTCGCCTACCCGCCAGCGAGCGAGACCATGCGCGGCGTGGCGCGCCTCGCACGGCAGGCGCGCGTCGATGCCGCTCTCGATGGAGAGGACGACGCAGATACCATCGTCACGCCCAAGACCCTGCGGGCACGCCTGAGTGCGGTTCTCTCGACCGTGAACGCCAGCTTGAACGCGCTCAGTACGGCACTCGACAATGGCTTGGAAACGCTGCGCCAGCGTCGCATCGTAGGCGCTGGCCTCATTGTCGGCGGCGGCGACCTTTACGCCGATCGCACGCTGACCGTCTCCGAGGCAGACCCCGCAGATATCACCTCTGGCACTTCTGGCAGTAAGGTGATCACGCCGCGCCGGCTCGGCCCCATCACCATGCTGCTGGAGCAGAACGGCTTCATCCGGTTTTTCGGCTTCCAGATGGCGTGGGGGCGTTTCACCGCGCAGGGCAACGCGTCGACGCCTGTCGCCTTCGCGCAGGCGTTTCCTAATGCATGTTTTGCGGTCACCGGCGGGGGCAGCAGCGAAGGCCTGGACGCGAAGGACAACTGGCCCAGCATCGACACCTCCACCATCACGCGGAACGGCTTCTCGGTCCAGGCGGCTTCAGACGATCCGGTAGATTGTAGCTACATTTCGGTGGGGTGCTGACATGGCCAAGCTCAGCACCATCGCGGGGGTCGCTGCCCTGCTCGACTACGACGGCACCCGCAAAGTCTCCGACATGCTGGCGGGCGGCTACCAGACCGCTGCCGGCATTGCCGCGCGCAATGCCCTGCCGGCTGCGCGCCGCAGAAACGGCATGCTTGTCCGCACCGCCGACAGCGCCCTGACGTGGGTGCTGTCAAAGGACAACGCCAACGCGGCGGATGCCGGGACGTGGATGCTGTGGAACACGGACGGGCTGGCAAACCTGCCGGCGGCCGATCAGGCGCCTACCGATACCTTCGTGCCGGCCGTGGGCACCTCGGCATTCTACAACGCGCCCGTTCGCTCCATCGCCTATTCGATCGAACCGGGCGTTGACGTTCCGGTCGGGCGCGAAATGCGCGCGCTGGGCGGCTACATGATCGCCTCCCCGGATGCCGCTGTGTCGCTGATGCGCGTCTATCGCCGGGCCATGACTTCGGCCCAGATCAACGCCGCTCCCGGCGCTGCCGGCGATGTGCTGATAGACGAGGTCTCTGCCACGGTCGCTGCACTGGCGCTGACCGTTGGCACGCGCACACTGGCGTTCATGCCGCTTTCAGGCCCGATCGTGGCCCGCGCCGGGTTCATCTACGTCGTTGAGCACCTGATGCTCAATGCGCTGGGAGCGGCGGTGCAGATCGGGTGGCAGGCAGTCCAGAACGCAGCCGCCATGGACCAGCGCCGACGCGGTTGGTTCAGGACTACCGACCCGCAGAACGTTGTCTCCCCGTCCCTCATCCAGTGGTACGTGCGCCATACCGCCACGGTCACTTCAATCGCGGTGGCCGCCCGCGATGCTACGGCAACCAGCGCCGCTGCCGTGGCCGGTCTTGCAACCACCGTGAACGCGCAGGCGCCCCAGGTTTCAGCCGTGCGCGATACCGTCGGCGCGCTGGCGGCGGCGGATCGCACCGAGACTGCCTACCAGCAGCCGGCTGTGGGCACCTTCGCATTTACCGATGTCACCTGCCGGGCCGTTGCCTTCTTCCTGATGCCGGGGGCGAACCTGCCGGTCGGCCAGGCGCTATCCCAGATCGGTGGGCGCATGGTGGCCACCGCCAATGCGGTCACGGTCAGGGTACGGGTCTGGCGCCGTCCGCTGAATTCGGCCGGGCTCAACCTCTATCCGGGTCTTGCCGCTGATGATTCGCTGGTAGGTAGCGGCACCGCCAAGGTGACGGACCTCAACCTGCAGGTCGGCACGCGCACCGATGGCTTTGTGCCGCTGGTGAACGCGCTTCCGATCGAGGAGGGCTACGGCTTCGCTGTCGAGATGGTCATGCTCGACGCGAATGGCGCACCCGTGCAGATCGGATGGGGCGCCGGGCAGGATGCCAGCTTTGCCGCGCAGTATCAGCGTGGGTGGTGGTTCAGCTCGGCTGTGCAGGCCTCGGCCGCGCCGAATTTCTTCCAGTCGTTCGTGAAGTTCAAGACCACGCTGGCCAGCATCGCCAAGCGCGCGCTTTCCCTTGCACAGAGCGGGGCGGGTAACCCTGCCAAAGCGCTGCAGGCGCTGTGCCCCTCGATCGGCATGGAAGGGCTGCGCCTGATCGGCGTGGCGGCGGGGGCGAACGACAACAGTACGCCCCAGACTTTCCACGCTGTGATAGAGACCGCGCAGGGCTTCGACGCAATCCGCCTGGTGTTCTCCAATTCCAGCACGTCGCAGCCGGTGGTCGTCGCGGGATGCAAGGTCTCCACGCGCGGGGACATGGATACCGGCTTCGACAACAACAACGCCGCCTCCTGGGTGGCCGTGACCTTCGGAGGAAACGCATCCGGCACCGCGCCTGTCGTCGTCGGCGACCAGCGCAACACCTATCTCGTCTCCGACTGGATCATGATCAGTTCGGCCGATCGCACCGATGGCCGCCGGGGCGGCATTGTCGTCGCCCGTGCTTACGTGTCGAACCCCGTCAGCCTGCTGGTCCCCGATTTTGAAGACGTTGCCGCAGCTGCGGTGCGTACCACCGGCTATGCCTACTCGTTCCGCCGCGCGACCGGTGATGCGGTCTCGGTCACCGGCGGTTTCGGGGCTGCGGCGCACAACCGCTCGACGGTCTTTGCCGGCGTCAGTTACGCGGCGCGGGGCAAGGTCTGCAACTTCCTGACGGTGGGCGACAGCACCGTGGAAGGCTACGCTGACACCGTGCGTTCGGATGCCTATGCCGTGCGCACGGCCCGCCACTACAACAATCCGGACGCGATCGCCTGGGAAGCCTCCAACATCGCGTGGACCGGCTCCACCACGGCGCGCACCTTCGATCGCTGGCAAGCATTCTTCGCTACCGGCTTGCCGGCATCGCTCGTCCTGTATCTTGGTGGATCGGCCAATGATCACGGGGTCGCGGCCAGCGCCAATCCGATCGCGCTCACGCCTGCAATCGTCGCGCCCATGCGCCAGCGCCGTATCCGTGCGGGGCAGATGATGCGCGAACGCCAGATGACGCCGATCTTTGCGACGTGGGGACCGTATTCGGCGGGCACCTTCAACTACGGCGCGACCGACGCAGTTCGTCAGGCTGACTGCGCGGCGATCATGACGATGGGCGGGGTGCTGGCCGTTGACCTCGCGGCCGGGCTCTACGGCTCCACGGCAGCGAACGGCCAGCAGGAAACCAACCCCGCCTACGCAACCGACCGCGTTCACGCGATCGGCGCCGGTTACGATGCGCTGGTCGATGGCTGGATCGTCCCGCTCATTGATCGTCAGCTGGGCCTCACCGCGTGAAACCCGGCCTCTAGTGTACATCGGCGCCTTCACAGCGCCGCAATGCCCCTTTACGGAAGGGGGTTCGGATGTCCCCACATCCCAAAACCAGCGAGCCTGCACTCGCACTTCATGGGCAGCGCGCCTGCCCCATCAAGTACCCTTCCGCGTCTCAGGCGCGGAAGGGGCATCGTGCAGGAAATCCAACATGTCTACCCCTTTTGTTCTCGTTTCCCCAACCTCTCCCGTCGCCGGTTACATCGGCGGAAAACGCAACCTTTCCAAGCGCGTCTGCGCCATCATCGAGCGCACGCCCCACACCAGTTATGCGGAGCCTTTCGTGGGCATGGGCGGGATTTTCCTGCGCCGTAAGACCCGTCCGCGCGCCGAGGCAATCAACGATATCTCGGGCGACGTGGTCGGGCTGTTCCGCTGCCTTGCTGAGCACTACCCCTACCTCATCGACATGCTGCGCTTTCGCGTCACAAGCCGAGCCGAGTTCCAGCGGCTGCTTGGGCAGGACCCCGACCGTCTCACGGATCTTCAGCGCGCCGTGCGGTTCCTCTACGTCCAGCGCCTGGCATTTGGCGGCAAAGTTTCTGGCCGAACCTTCGGCGTGGATGCGTCCTCGCCGGCGCGCTTCGATGTCGGCAAGCTGGAGCCGATGCTCGCTGATCTCCATGACCGCCTGCAGTCTGTCGTCATCGAGCGCCTGCCTTACGCGGACTTCATCCGCCGGTATGACCGTGACGGCGCGCTGTTCTACCTCGATCCGCCCTATTGGGCCTGCGAGACGGACTATGGCTGCGACGTCTTCAGCCGGAAGGACTTCGCTGCGCTTGCCGATCAGCTGGCCAGCATCAAGGGCAAGTTTCTGATCTCGCTGAACGACAACGAAGGTGTGCGCGAGACGTTCGGCCGCTTCACCATCGCCGCGATCGACACGACCTACACTGTCGGCGCGAAGTCGCGGCCGGCCCGCGAAGTGCTGATCAGCAACTACGCGCTCCCCGCCAACGACAACTGATCGCATAGCCCCTGCATTTCGCTAACCGTTCAGCGAAATGCAGGGGCGCGAAAGTCTCTGCGCGCCGCGCCAAGGTATCACCATGGCGCGAACTGCAGACCCTGAACAGCTTACCGGCGAAGTGATCCAGCTGGGTACCGTGGCCGCCGTCGACTACGGCGCAGCCACGTGCACTGTCACGATTGGCGATCTCGTTACCGGCGAACTGCCGTGGTTCGCCTGGTCTGCTGGCGGTGTCCGTATCTGGGCAGCGCCTACGCCGGGCGAGCAGGGGGCCGTGCTGTGCCCCGAGGGAGATCTCGACAACGGCCTGTTTCTGCCGGGCATCTATTCGGATGCCTTTGCGCCGCCATCGAACGATCCGAACGTCGTGCATATCCAGATGCCGGACGGCGCGTTCATCGCCTACAACCACGCCAGCCATGCGCTGACGGTTACGCTCCCTAGCGGCGGCACCGTTACGCTCGACGCACCCGGCGGCGCGACCATCAATGGCGATGTCACCATCAATGGCAACGTCACGATCGCCGGAAAGGCTGAAGCGTCAGAGGACGTGGTCGGCGGCGGCATCAGTCTGAAAGGCCACAAGCACAGCGCTGTTGCTGCCGGCACTGCGCAGAGCGGCGGGCCGGTCTGATGACAGGCATGTCACGCACCGCAGGCACCGCGCTCGATGGCGGCGATCACCTCTCGCAATCCGTGCGCGATATCCTCGGAACGCCCATCGGCACGCGCGCCGGTCGCCGCACTTACGGCTCACAGGTTCCGCGCCTGATCGACCAGCCTTTCACCGCCGCCAACGTGCTGCGCATCTACGCCGCCTCCGCCCTAGCGCTCTCGCGCTGGGAAGATCGCCTGCGCGTTACCCGCGTCAGCCTCGCCCCCGGCTCACGGCCCGGCGCCGCGACCATCACCGTCGACGGGCAGCGGACTGACACTCCCGTGGCCATCGCCGCCCGCATCGCCGCCTCTCTCTAGCCAAGGATCAACGTATGGCCTTCAAGCATGGAATCACCGTCACCGAGATCAACGAAGGCGCCCGCACGCTGACGGCGATCTCCACGTCTATCATCGGCCTCGTCGCGACCGCGTCGGACGCAGATGCCGCCACCTTCCCCCTCGACAGGCCCGTGCTGGTCACCGACGTGGAAACCGCCATCGGCAAGGCCGGTATCGCGGGCACGCTCGCCACGTCCCTGCGGGCAATCGCTGATCACACCCGGCCCATCCTCGTCGTGGTGCGCGTGGAAGAGGGCGAGACGGACGCGGAAACCGCCAGCGCCGTCATCGGTACTGTCACCGCCGAAGGCGTGAAGACAGGGATGCAGGCGCTGCTGGATGCCAAGTCGCTGCTGGGCGTGAAGCCGAAGATCCTCGGCACGCCCGGCCTCGAAACGCAGGCGGTTACGACCGCTCTTGTCGTGGTGGCCCAGAAGCTGCGCGGCTTCGCCTATGCCCGCGCGATCGGCGCGACCATTCCCGACATGATCGAATACCGCGAGAATTTCAGCGCGCGCGAACTGATGCTGCTGGCGCCGGACTTCCTCGCCTGGGACACCGCCACCAGCGCGAACGTCACCAGCTACGCCGCTGCCCGCGCCATGGGCCTGCGCGCCCTGATCGACGAACAGACCGGCCCGCATAAGTCGCTTTCGAACGTCGCTGTGGTCGGCGTTGTCGGCGTCAGCACCCCGATCCGCTGGGATATCGAGGACCAGTCCACCGAGGCGGGTCTGCTCAATGCCTCGGAAATCACCGCGCTCGTGCGCAGCGATGCCGGTTTCATCTTCTGGGGCAACCGAACCACGGCCGAGCCTGACAGCGCGTTCGTGTTCGAAGGCACCGTGCGCGTCGCCCAGCTGCTGACCGACACGATCGTGCAGGGCATGCAGTGGGCGAACGACAAGCCGCTGACGCCCAGCCTGGCCAAGGACATCATCGAGACCATCAACGGCCTTGGCCGCAAGCTGAAGGCGTCGGGCGTTCTGCTGGGCTTCAACTGCTGGTTTGACGAGGCGAACAACGACATCACCAGCCTCAAGGCCGGCAAGCTGCGTATCGACTACGACTACACCGTGCCGCCGCCGCTCGAAGACCTCGGCTTCAACCAGCGCATCACCGATAGCTACTTCGCCGATTTCTCGGCCCAGCTGGCGCAGGACGTCTGACGGGCACCCTGCCCGTCCCGCACCCTTCACGATCATAGGAGCCAGCCATGGCAATGCCCCGCACCCTTAAAGACCAGATGATGTTCAACGAAGGCCTCGCCTATCAGGGCGATGCCAAGACGGTGGGGCTGCCCACGCTCACCCGCAAGACCGAGGGCTATCGCGGCGCCGGGATGAGCGGCGAAGTCAGCATGGACATGGGCATGGAGGCGATGGAGATTTCGTTCACCTGCGGCGGCCCCATGCGGCAGGTGCTGCGCCAGTGGGGAACCCCCACGGTCGACGGCGTCTACATCCGCTTCGCCGGCAACTACCAGTCGGACGACACCGCTGACATCGACCACATCGAGGTCATCGTGCGCGGCCGCTTCACCGAGATCGAGATGGGCGATCAGGAAGTGGGCGAGGCGTCCGAGTTCAAGACCACGATGGCCGTCGCCTACTACAAGCTGATCTGGAACGGCCGCACGGAAATCGAGATCGACCCGCTCAACATGATCGAAGTCGTAAACGGCATCGATCTGCTGGCCGAGCGCCGCGCCCTCCTCGGCATCTACTGAGCAACCCGGCCCGGCCGCGCGCCGGGCCGCTTTCCTACCCGATAGCACGAATGCGGGGCCTGCCCCCGGAACTGGAGATTTACCGTGTCCGAAGCCAACACCCCCGAACTGCGCACCGTCACTCTCGATCAGCCATTCAAGCGCGGGGAAGAGACGATCGGCACCGTTCAGGTCCGCACGCCGCGCTCCGGCGAACTGCGCGGCACCAACCTCAACGCCCTGCTCAACCTGAACTACGATGCGCTGGAGATCGTCCTGCCGCGTATCACCGTGCCCATCCTTTCCAAACAGGATGTCGCCGCGCTGCACCCGGCCGACCTGACGCAGTTCGCTACCGAGGTCATGGATTTTTTGCTGCCGAAGGGCGCCAAGGCGGGGCTCTCCCAGCATTCGTAGACGATGCGATGGCGGACGTGGCGGCGGTGTTTCACTGGCCGCCCGCCGCCATGGACCCCATGCCCGTCTCTGAACTGATGGGCTGGCGCGAACGGGCGCGAAAGCGCTCGCAATCCCCTGAAAGTAGCGGGAAGCGGTAATGTCGGACAGAAATCTGCGAATTCGTGTGCTGATGGAAGGCGCTGACCGCCTCACCCGGCCCATGCGCGATGCCGCCGCCGGCTCATCACGCTTGGCGCAGACCCTGCGCGCTACCCGAGACCAGCTCAAAGGGCTGGAGCGCGCACAGGCGGACATCGCCGAATTCCGGCAGCTGCGCGGCGGCGCCCGCGATCTCGAACGCCGGATGCAGGAAGCGCAGGCGCGCACCTCGCAGCTGGGCCGCGCGATGGGGCAGGCCGCCAATCCCACCCGAACCATGCGGCGGGAATTCGAGCAGGCCCGCCGCGAATCCGAACGCCTGACCAGCGAGCATCGCCAGCAGTCGACCCGGCTGCAAGACCTGCGCACGCGACTGTCGGCCGCAGGCATCTCCACGCGCGATCTCGTCTCCGGGGAGCGCCGCCTGCGCGATCAGGTGCGCCAGACGACGGAAAGTCTGCGTGATCAGGATCGGCGCTTGCAGGAGGTCACCCAGCGCGCCCAGCGTTTTGCCGATGCGCGTGATCGCTTCTCCCGCGTCCAGGGCACTGCAACCGGCCTCGCTGCCGGCGGCGCCGCCGCGATCGGCACCGGCATGGTCATCGCCCGTCCGCTGGAAGGCGCGGCGGAAGATGCCATGCAGTTCGAATCGGTGATGACGGACATCAACCAGAAGGTCGATCAGGCGCGTAATGCGGGCTATTCGATGGGCCTGGACATGCGCAAGACCGCTTTGCTGGTCAATCAGATGCCGGCAGACCTACAGAAGGGCGTGGACACCCTGACGGGCTTCGGTCTTGGCGCGCGCGAAGCGGTGAACATGATGACGCCGATCGGCCGCGCCGCCACCGCCTACAAGGCCGAGATCGACGATCTGGGCAAGGCGACGTTCGCCGCGCACGACAACCTTAAGGTCTCGATCGACGAAACCGGCAAGGCGCTCGATGTCATGGCGCAGGCGGGCAAGCGCGGCGCGTTCGAAGTCAAGGATATGGCGCAGTACTTCCCGGCGCTGACGGCCAGCATGCAGAGCCTGGGCGGGAAAGGCGTGCCGGCCGTCGCCGATCTGGCTGCTGCGCTTCAGATCACGCGCAAGGGCGCGGGCGATGCGTCCACCGCCGCCAACAACCTCCAGAACCTGCTGTCGAAGATCAATTCCGAGGATACGGTGAAGAACTTCGCGGAATTCGGCATCGACATCCCGAAGGCGATGAAAAAGGCCGCTGCCGAAAGCCGCAGCCCGATCGAGGAAATCGTGCGCCTCACGCAGCAGGCCACCGGCGGTGACCAGTCGAAGCTCTCCGCCCTGTTCGGGGACATGCAGGTCCAGCAGGCCCTGCGCCCGCTGATGTCCGCCTTCGCGGAATATCAGTCCATCCGCGCCGATGCCATGGCCGCAAACGGCACGGTGAACACCGACTTCGCCGACCGCATGAACGACAGTGCGGAGAAGGTGAAGCACCTGAGCGTTGAGAGCAAAGACCTCTCCATCACGATCGGCAACCAGCTGCTGCCGTTGATCGCCTCGGGCTCGGAAACCCTGTCGCGCTGGGGCAACCGGCTTGCCGGCATTGCAGAGCGCCACCCGCAGCTGGTGCGTGCGCTCGCAGTCGGCGCCGCAGCGTTCGCAGCCCTGTTCCTCATCCTGGGCGGCGGCGCGATCGTCCTCGCTGGCATCGTGGCGCCGATCGCCGTGCTGGGCGCAGCGGCGACCGCGCTCGGCATTGGCTTGCTTCCACTAATCGGCATTGCCGCTGCCGTGGTCGCCGGCATCGCCGCGCTCGCAGCGGTTTCCTACTGGCTCTACGAAAATTGGGGTAACTGGCCTGCGATCATGGCGGGCATCTTCTCCGCGATCAAATTCTACTTCCTGAATTTCAACCCGCTCGGCATGCTGATGAGCGCCTTCAAGCCTGCGCTCGATTATCTCCGCTCCCTCAACATGGCGGACATCGGCCGTTGGATGATTCAGGGCCTGATCGGCGGCATAAAGGCTATGATTCCCGGCCTTGGCCTGATCCTCTCTACGGTCGGCGACATGATCCCCGACAAGATCCGCAAGATACTCGGCATCCATTCTCCTTCGCGGGTTTTCGCAGAGATCGGCGGGCATGTCATGGGTGGCCTCGATCAGGGGCTCGCCGCCAATGCACCTGGACCGATCGCGCGCATCAACGAACTGGCGGGGCAGATGACCCGCGCCCTTGCAATCGGCGCGGGCGGCGCGGCGATGGCCGCCGCGATGCCGGCATCGGCGCAGTCCGCCGGCAGTGCCGCGCCTGCCTCGGCCGCCGGTGCAGCGCCCGCGACATACAACTTGCACTTCCACGGCGTCACCGGAGATCCGCAGGACATCGCAGATGTCGTGCGCAGGGCCATGGAGCAAATCGAGCGGGAAAAACGTGGGCGCGCCTTTGGCGATGATGGAGCCTGACCGATGCATCTGATGGCCCTGGGCATGTTCCTCTTCGAACTCGGCTCGCTTCCCTTCGACGAACTGCAGCGCAAGATGGACTGGCGCCATGCCCGCTCCCCGCGCATCGGCGCCCGCGACGCCACGCAGTACGTCGGCCCCGGCGACGAGGCGATCAGCCTTTCCGGCGCGGTCTACCTCGAACTTTCGGACGGCATCGTCTCGCTCGACGATCTGCGCGCAATGGCAGACGAGGGCGAAGCATGGCCGCTCGTCTCGGGCAGCGGCCGGGTCTACGGCAACTTCGTCATCACCGCGATCGACGAACGGCAGGCCTACCTGATGGCGGACGGCACCCCGCGCCGCATCGACTTCGGCATCGATCTGCTGGGCGTGGATGATCCGGCCGCCGCCGCTGCAGAGCAGGCCTCGGCATGACCCCGGCCGTGAACAACATCCCCGACTGGCGCGTGACGCTGGAAGGCGTGGATATGTCCGACCGCCTGCGCCCGCGCCTGATCTCGCTCACCCTCTCGGAAAAGCGCGGGGACGAGGCCGACCAGCTGGACATCGTCCTGAGCGATCACGACGGCATGCTGGCCATCCCGCCGGAGGGCGCCGTGCTGCGCCTGCAACTGGGCTGGAAGCAGGGCCGCGACGTCACGCCGGGCCTGATCGACAAGGGCAGCTTCAAGGTCGACGATGTCAGCCACAGCGGCCCACCCGATCAGATCACCATCCGCGCCCGCGCCGCAGACTTCACCAGCGAGATCCGCAACCGCCGCGCGCACAGCTGGACGAACACGACGCTGGGCGCTGTCCTGACGGAGGTGGCGGGGCGCAACGGCCTCACCCCCCGGATCGCGCCTGCTCTGGCATCGATCGCGCTGCCGAGCGCCACGCAGAGCCGGGAAAGCGACGTCGCGTTCCTGCGCCGCCTGGGGCGCCAGAACGACGCGGTCGCCACGATCAAGGACAAGCACCTGATCTTCGCCCCGAAAGGCGGCGGGCAGACCAGCGATGGCCGCCCGCTCCCCACGCTGACGATCCGCCGCCGCGACGGCGATGGCCACAACTGGCAGCGCCAGAAACGAGACGGGCAAGGCGGCGTCACCGCCAAATGGCACGACCGCAAAGCAGCAAAACAGCAGACGGTGACGGAAGGGAAGGCGGAGGGGGCAAAGAAGCTGCGCAAGGTCTACTCCGACGAAGCATCGGCGAAGCGCGCTGCGGCGGCAGAGAACGCCCGTTTAAAGCGCGCACCGGCGACGTTCGAGATAACGCTCGCGCTCGGCCGGGCCGATGCGTACCCTGAAGCGAGCGTTAAGGTTGCCGGGTACAAGCCAATGATCGATGGCACATGGCTAGTTTCGGAAGTCACTCACCGCCTAGATAAGAGCGGTGGTTTCAAGACCGACTTGCGAATGGAAGTAGGGGCGCACTCGTCTGACGATTGACATTGCGCATGCATGCATGCAGGCATGCGGGCATGCAGCACAAGTTGCCCGGTATCGTAGCGAGCAGGGCCCGCCGGCCCAATCAGGAAGAGAAGGAACCTTTACAGGTTCGCATCCCTGCCTCGGTGAAGCGCAGGTTCAAGACCTTTGCAGCCATGCAAGGCTTGGAACCCAACGAATTGTTCGTTGAGGTTTGGCAGCACTACGAGAAGACCAAACTTACAGATAATCCGGCATCAGGAGGCCGATAATGACCAATCCCTCACCAAGTCCGATCTTGGAATTCCAGAAGGAGCTTGCGGGTAAACGGTTTGGGACGGTTCTTGCCGACCCGCCGTGGCGGTTCATAAATCGAACGGGAAAGGTCGCGCCAGAACACCGTCGGCTTGCCCGCTACGAAACCATGAGCGTAGATGAGATTTGCGCGCTGCCTGTTCAAGAACAACTGGCACCTACAGCGCATCTCTACCTTTGGGTCCCTAACGCGCTGCTTCCGGATGGGCTGGCCGTGATGCAAGCATGGGGATTTCAGTATAAGTCTAACATTGTTTGGCACAAGCTTCGAAAAGATGGTGGCAGCGATGGTCGCGGTGTGGGCTTTTATTTTCGAAATGTCACAGAGTTGCTGCTGTTTGGTGTGCGGGGCAAGAATGCACGTACACTTGCCCCTGGACGGAGTCAGGTAAATTACCTCGGCACCCGTAAGCGGGAGCATTCGCGAAAGCCCGACGAGCAGTACGACCTTATCGAACGTTGCAGTTCAGGTCCGTTCCTTGAGATGTTTGCGCGCGGGGTCCGTCCCGGATGGACAACTTGGGGGAATCAGGCTGATGATAGCTATGAGCCTACTTGGGATACTTACTCCCACAATTCTGCGACGGATAAGCGTCTTTCCGCTGTGCTTCCATAACGAGGCCTAGAATGCCAATATTCAACGGGCCTTGGCTACCGGGTAGCTTCACGAAGAATTTTTCGTGGGGCAAAGGGCAAGGTCTTCGTAGGTTACACGAAAGCATCAACGTGGGCTTCAACGGTGAGTTGAAGCCCGTGCTGCGAGACGAATATCGTGCCCGTGTAGCAAATTTAGGCAGGCCAGATTTCATACCTTTAAACTTTTTCCTCTTCAATTCTGTTAAGGAAGGTAAGAGTTACCTTGCGGTCGATGAACTGATTTTTCAGGCTTTGACTGCGCCTCATAGTGAACGTTTCGACAAACTCGCGCTGTTTGCATTCAACCTAAGCATGGTTGGGAGTTGGAAGGGTGCACAAGCGGGTCAGCGCTACCCGGCTTTGTGGGCCCGAGCTTACATTGCCGATAGGCTAGCTGAGGAGCTTCAATGGGATACCGCAAACGTTTCCGCGACTGACATTGAAAAGTATTTGTCGGGCAGCGGCAAGTTTCAGGCAGAAACAACCCGCAAAGTAGCTACTAATCTGAATTATCTTTATAAAACAGGGGGGCTTGAAGGCCTCGCCTCAATCAGAATAAATAGATGGTGGGTTGATGCTCTTTTTCTTGCAATCGACCGTTTGATTGCAGATCGAGAACTCGACGGCGACAACACATCTGCGTCCGAACTGCCCTCACTCCTGCTGCAGTCGAAGTTTGCAGAACTCGCCGGTCCCAAAACTACAGAAAAATCCTTTGCGATGGCTCATTTGCTGTCGCTCTACCAAATATGTGGCGGCAAGCGGCGATTCGACCCCGACAGCGTTAAAGATCGCATATCGGTTATAATACCAGACTATGTTGCGGCGGCACCAAATGATCCCAGACCTCAAGGCGCGCTACACCCGACCAACCCCAGAATTCTCAAAACCATTCCTAGAGAATGCGCTCCTCTCGCGCAGGCGGTTGGTTTTCAAATCATCTGGGCAAGCGACTTGGAAGCTTTCAACCCGGAGGATTTCGTGCGCGATAGGGCGACACAAGCGATTACTAATCTTAGTCAACAAGGGGTCGTACCTCGGCTGACTGCTGAACAATTGCACAAGTTGACGAGGGGCGAATGACAGCTTTCTTTGACACCAGCGCTGTTATCGCGTTGTCGGACCCGCAGGAACCAAATCATGCTTGGTCTATGTCCGAGTTTACCGCTCGGCAGGCAGAAGGGCCGATCGTAATTAGCGATGTGATCTATGCCGAGGTTTCGGTGGGAATGAACGCTCGGGAGGATGTCGACGCTATCATTCAACAGTTTGGTCTCGAAAGGGCTGAGCGCGACGACGGCGCATTATTCGACGCCGCTAAAAGGTTTCATAAATACAAGAAAAAAGACGGAGGCCCTAAGTTGAACGTACTCCCTGATTTTTTCATTGGTGCGGCCGCGCGATCTTTAGATATCCCTCTTGTCACCGCAAATCCAAAAGATTTTCGGCACTTCTTTAGCGGCTTACGAATTGTCCATCCCAATGGGGAAGAAGTGGTACCTTAACCATCTCCGTCGAGCGTCCCGCATGTTCTAATCATCCGGCCAAATCTCATCTGGATAGAAATCTGGCTCGGGATCGAACAGAGGAACGTCTGGATCATCCGGCTCAACCAGCATGGCGCCTGTCAGCTGGGGTGCTGCTCCGTCAAACGATACGCGGATCCAAGCACCGAAATCAGCCTTTCGCTGGAACACAGCCTGGGCATCGAAACTTGAGATGAGCGCCCCCAAGCGGGGTGCGCGCTCAGCACTGATGTAGCCGATCTGCACATCACGGATGGAAAAAACCGCGATGGCATGCGGGTCATTCTTGTTGCGGGGCTCGGGCACCAGCGTGACCGGCTCGCCGGCTTGGCACAGCAGCGTTTCGAACTGCCGATTGGAACCGTCAGCATTGGGAAAAGCAGCGCCTACAACCGCAAGCGACATTGATGGCGGGGTAGTCATCGCTCGGCTCAGGTTCTGCGGAATACCCCGGCCACGCGGCCGATGATGTAGACGTCGCTCGGGTCGACAATCTCCTCCGGCACCTGGGCGTTGTCAGCCATCAGCTTGTATCTGCCGTCCGGCATCACGCGCACGCGCTTGATCGTGCCGAAACCGCCGAAGTCCAGCGCCCAAATTCCTTCCTGCCGGTCGAAGGTGCGCTGCGATCGGTCGATCAGTACGATGTCGCGGTCGTTGATGGTCGGGTACATACTGTCCCCCATCGGCTTGACGATGGACAGTTGCGCGCCCGACGTGTGGGTGAAGTTACTAACCCATTCTTCCGGAATCCAGCGCGCAACCCTTTCGACGTGCGATCCGTCAAGAAAGCCAGCGCCCATCCCGAGAGAAAGATCGATTTCCTCGACCTTCACCAATCCCATCTGCGCAGCGATCTCTTCGGGTGACGGCGGGATGAACGCGTCTTCCGCAGGGTCGTCAACCTCACCTTCAAGATAAGCCGCCGTAGTTTGCAGCAGGCGGGCAATCTTATGGAGGTAGCTCGACCCCGACGAATGCCCGGTGACGATCTTGCCGATTGTCGCCTGACTGACGCCTACAGCGCGCGCAAGCGAGGACTGAGAATAGCCCATAGCCTTCATTCGTTCGGCGACACGCTCGGCGTTGATCATGCTCGCACTCTACAACTTTGGTCATATTCCGAAATCATACAATTCCTATTGACCAGTCTATAGCGAAGGTTGTAGTTCGATCTCATGGACAAGGTAGTCACCCCATTTGAGGCATTGCAGCACGGCGTTGCGATTGCTGGCGGACAGTCGGCTACGGCTCGCATATGCAAGGTTTCTCAAACAGCTGTCTGGAAATGGCTGCAAAGCGGAAAGCGGCTTCCCGCAGAACATGTGCTGCCAATGTCTGCGGCAACGGGCATCTCGCCCCACACTTACCGCCCCGACATCTACCCGCTTTCCCTTGTGATCGAGGAACCTGACTACACCGAAGAGTGTGGGCCAGTCCTAACCACAAAGGTGGACCCCGTCGTTTGCGATCATCCGGCGAAAGCGCAACGGAAAGACGTCGCCTGATGACGAAGCTCCGCACACCCCTGTCATTCTCCCTCGCGATCACGACCGTTGCTGGCGCGATCGGTTGGAAAGCTGCCGCCAAGGTAACGCGCCGTTCTGTGCGCACCGTGCGCCACTGGAGCGAAAGCGACCGCCATGGAACGCCCACCCTCGATCAGGCTATCGCCCTGGACCGCGCCTTTATCGAGGCCGGCGGCGATCATGGGCCGATCCTGGCTTGCTACGGCCTGCAACTGGACGTGGCGATGGTCGACGCCGTCGCCTGCCGCGCTGCCCTGGCAGAAGACGTTGCTCTGTTCTCCCGCGAAACCGGCGAAGCTGTCGGCCGCTGCATTCAGGCCCTCGCGCCGGGCGCTTCGCCTGCGATGATTCAGGCCGCCATCCTTGAGACCGAAGAAGCTGACGCGGTTGTTCCGCGCCTCCTCGGCCGTCTGAAAGCACTTCTGCCCGGCCATGGGGCCGGGCGTGAAGCCAATGGGGTGATCAAGTAATGCGCGGTCAACGGGTTCAACTCCCGCACGTCAACTGCCCGGCCTGCGGGGGCAGGGCATTTGCGCAGACGGTAGGCAAGAAAAGCCTGCTGTTTCGCGAACTCTACTACGCATGCCGCAACCCGGATGCGTGTGGCCATGTGTTCGTCGTCGAAATGATGGCGACGCGGACCACGAAGCCGAGCCGGTTTCCGGCGCCGCTCCACAAGCTGCCGATGACGACGTGGCGCGAAGCCGCGAACGACCGTGCAGCCAACGATGATGGTCCCCCCGACGAACCGGAATCGAGCGCGACCGTCACCTGAACTGACGGCCGCGCCGAACTGACCTTCTGATCCTGATGATTTCGAACCCGGCTCGCTTCCGGGAACGCCCCAGCTTTGCCTACTCACCGGAGCCCTCAATGCATCTCCCAAACCATAGCCAGTTCAGCGCGGCGCTCCAGCAGCCCCGCCAGCGGCCGGCCTCAACACCAACTCTGTTCGCCGCATGGCGCGCCGTGTGGCGCGAAGCCCCGGCCGAAGTGCAGCGCGATCTCCTGCGCCTCGCCTTCATGACGCCTGCCATGCTGGAGGTGTTCGTGCTGGTCTGGTGGATGACACCGGCATGATCCGCTCCAGTGAGATCGTCCGCGAAGGCCGCGACGCTGTGGTCGCGGAGAAGTTCCGCGGCGAGCGCCCTGCCGCCAATCCCTACAGCCGCGCGTCGAAGCGCCACATGTTCTGGCAGCACGGCGCTGATCAGGCGCGCGTGGCGGCTGACCGCGTCCTGCAGATCGGAGCCTGACCGATGGACATGCGGGACGATATCCGCCGCGCCTTGATCCCGCTGCTCAAGGCCGATTTCAAATGGAAAAAGGAAACCGGCACTTGGCTGCGTCAGGGTAAGTGCCCGGACTGCAACGAGGCTTCGGTTTTCACCCATGAGCAAAGCCCGTGGGTGCTCAAGTGCGAACGCACCAACAAGTGTGGCTGGGAAGGCTCGTCCCGCGACCTTTATCCCGAGATCTTCGATACGTGGTCGAACCGCTTCAAGAAGACGCCCGAGAACCCTGCCGCCGCCGCCGACGCGTACCTGAGTGATGCGCGCAGGCTCAACCTGCTCGGTATGCGCGATGCGTACTCGCAGGAGTACTTCCACGACGAAGCCCGCAAGATCGGCTCGGCTACCGTGCGCTTCCCGCTGCCCGGCGGCAGCTGGTGGGAACGCCTGATCGACCAACCCGGCCGGTTCGATCGCAAGGCCCGCTTCGCTTACGGCAAAACCTACAAGGGGCAGGCCTGGCAGCGTCCAGACGTGTCGATCGAGGACATGGCCAACGCGCCCAGCATCTGGTTTGCCGAAGGCATCTTCAACGCCTGGGCGCTGGAGCAGGCCGGTCAGCGCGCCGCGTCGACCATGTCGAGCAACAACTACCCGGCCGAATTCCTCAAGCATTTGCGCACCCACATCGCAGCCTCCGACACGCCGTTCCGCAAACCCAAGATCGTGTTCGCGTTCGACGTCGGCGCCGCCGGCACGAAGGCGAGCCGGGAATACGTCGAGAAGGCGCGCGGCGAGGGCTGGGATGCCACTGCCGCGCAGCCGATGGGCGAGGACGAAAACGGCAAGGAACTCGACTGGAACGACCTACTCGTCTTCGACCGCTTAGGCGAGACGCACCGGGCCGAATACCTGTGGCACGGCCGGGTGCTGCTCGCTGCGACAGCGCAGGAAAAGGCGTTCCTGATCTGGGATAAGCACCGGTGGAACAGCTTCAATTTCACCTTCGGCAACCGGACGTACTGGTGTTCGATCGACATCTCGATCGTGCAGGAGAAGATTGACGAGTACCGCCGGGGCCGCACCCGTGAATTGAAGGAAATCGACAAGGACGAGGAGGCGACGATCCGCGAGGAAGCCTCCCGCGAGGCCCTGTCGGTCGAAGAAATCGCCAACTGCGCCTTCCGCGTCCTCTACCGCCAGCGTGACGAGGCGACAGACGAGACGAAGTTCTTCCTCAACATCACCTATCCGAGCGGCAAGCGTCCTTCAGCCAAGGGCGATTTCACCGCCGCCCAGCTGCGCAAGGCCTCGAACTTCGAGGACCGTCTGTTCGCTTTCGGCGGCGTCTGGACCGGCAACGCCCACCAGTTGACCCGCATCCTGCAGCAGCAGACGCCGGATCTGCCCGATGTGCGCCCGCTGGGCTTCACGGGCTACGACCGGGAATCGCAGGCCTACATCTTCGGCCCGATCGCCGTCTTTGGTGGCCGGGTCTACAAGCCAAACGAGAACGAGTTTTTCCAGATCGGCAAGAAAGCCCTCAAACTGGGCACGTCTGAAAAGCTTCTCGATATCGACTATGATCCCGACCACCTGGACGTCAGCTGGCTCCCGTATCTGTGGACCGCGTACGGTCCCAAAGGCATCGTCTGCCTGACCTTCTACTTCGCCTCCCTGTTCGCGGAACAGGTGCGCGGCGAGATGAAGAGCTTCCCTTTCCTCGAAATGCACGGCCTGCCCGGCACCGGTAAGACCACGCTGGTCGAGTTCCTGTGGAAGCAGCTCGGCCGCGAAAATTACGAAGGGTTCGACCCTGCCAAGGCCACGCCGGCAGCAATGGCCCGCAACCTCGGGAAGGTGGGCAACCTGCCCGTCGTCCTGATCGAGGGCGACCGGCGCGAAGAGGCCACCCATTCCAAGCGGTTCGAATGGGAGGAACTGAAAACCGCCTACAACGGCCGGTCGGTGCGGTCGCGCGGCGTGAGGAACGGCGGGATGGAAACATTCGAGCCGCCGTTCCGGGGCGCCATCATCATCGAACAGAACGAACCTGTGAACGCCTCACGCGCGGTGCTGGAACGCATCATGTCGCTTGGCTTCGACATGGCGGGCTGGTCGGCCGACACGAAGGCGGCGGCAGAGCGTCTGGAGCAATGGCCGATCGAGAAGATATCCGGCTTCATCGTCCACGCGGCGAAGCGCGAGACCGAGATCATGGCCCGGTTCCGCCAGGCTTTCGCGCAGTACGAAGCCGAACTGCTGGCGCTGCCGGCGATCCGCACCAACCGCCTCGCCAAGACGCACGGCCAGCTGCTCGCCTTCCTTGATGCGATCCGTACCATAGTGCCGCTCAGCGATGATCAGCAGGCCGCGACGGCCCGCTTCATCGTCGAAATGGCCACCACGCGCCAGACGGCGATCAACAGCGAAGACCCTGTCGTCAGCCTGTTCTGGGAACGCTTCGATTACCTCGAGGAAAACGAGGATGCGTCGGGGCTGTCCGGTCACATCAACCATCATCGCCGCCACGACGAAGGCCTGATCGCCGTCCGCTTGAACGAGATGGAGGCCCGCTGCGCTGACAAGCGCCTGGCACTGCCCACCCACGCCGAACTCATCCGGGCGCTGAAAACCTCGAAAAACCGCCGCTTCATCGAAGTGTGCCCGGTCAATTCCCGAAACGACAACGTCGGCGCCGTGCGCTGCTGGATCTTCAAGGACAGCAACCGCGCCGCTGGCGACCGCAAATCCTGAAATCGAAAGGACGAACCATGCGTACCGTTCCCTCGCTTCTGTCCATGCTGGACGATCCTGCCGCTGCGCCCGAACCGCTCGCGCCCGTCGTGATGCCCTGGGACTATATCCAGATGCGGCGCCTCTCTGCTGGCCTCTCGATTGAGGATGCGTCGAAGCCCTTCTGGCACCGCCCCGAACACCGCGCCGATGTCGAACGCAACATGAGCCAGATCGAGACGGTCGGCTTTCGGGTGAAGCGCCTATGGGACATGTCGCGGTCATTCCGCCTGAACCTGACGGTCTACCGCCAGCTTTGCGACACCCCGCCCGACACGCACCCGCGCCTTTGCCTCGCATGCGGTTGGGACGAATGGTCCCACCAACTCGATGCCGAGGGCTTCGATTGCGCGTGGTCCGCCGCAAATCCGGAAATCTGCACCCTCTGCGAACAGATCAAGCGGGCGAAGTTCAAGCCCCGGCCCGCGAACACCCAGCCCCATTCCCATACCGCCCGCGCCAGCCAGCGCGCCGCCTGACCCAAGGAAGTCCCATGTCCGAGACGAATTCCACCGAAGACCGCCTTCGCCTGCTGATCGAGCGCGTCGAGCGCCTGGAAGAAGAAAAGAAGGGCATCAGCGACGATATTCGCGATGTCTACAGCGAGGCGAAAGCCGTCGGCTACGACACCAAGGTCATGAAGGTTATCGTGAAGCTGCGCCGTATGCAGCCCGACGATCGCCGCGAAATGGACATGATCGTTGATACCTACAAGAACGCGCTGGGGATCGACTGATCATGCGCCGCCAGCCCACCGACGCCGTCCACGGGATCGGGTGCAATTGCCGCCGCTGCGTTCCGCCTACGCGCCGTGACCTCCGCATACAACGCGTCATCAAGATCGCCGCGCGAGCCGCATTCGTAGTGGCCGCCGTGATCGCGATCCCATTCATCATCGTCATCGCCCTGTCAGGTGCGAAAGGAGACAATCGATGAGGTTCTTATACCTCGAACCCGCCAAGGACTGGATCGACCAGTCGGTGGCAGAGCGTATGCGCCTGTGCGCGGAAGCGCTCTACGCCCACCATCTGATCAGTCTTCGCCACTTCAACCGCATAACGTCGAGCATCAGTCAGACCGCTGCCCGTCAGCTCGACTTGCGCAGTCGCAATCGCAGACGGACTTTTGAGTGCCGGCGATGTGACGACACCGGGTACGTCGATCATGCGGGCTTTGCGCAGGAACCGTGCGATCATAAGGTCGGGCCATGAATCGGGAGCCGCTTCTTCTTACTGAGGCCGAGGCGGCTTTGCGCCTGCAGGTATGCACTCGCACGCTACGGAAGGCTCGACACTCGGGCCTTCTGCACTACGTGTTGATCGGGCGCTCCATCCGTTACACCATGGCGGATCTCGAATCGTATATCGAACGTTTACGTCAGGTTCAGCCGAATTGCCCGCTCAAGGAGCCTACCCGCCGCATATCGCTACCCTCTCGCAAGGGCGGCGAAATCGTGCCGTTCACGGAGCGCAACCGGCGCCGGTGATCGCGTGACCGTCTACAAGCCCAAAGGCAAGCCGCACTACCATTACGATTTCCAGTTCCGGGGCCGGCGGTTCTATGGATCCACCGGCTGCGACACGAAGCGCGCCGCCGAGGCGTTTGAGCGCCGGGAACGCCATCGCGCCGCGAACCCTGATCTTCAACGCCCTCCGATCACGCTCGATCAGGCGGCCAGCCTTTACCAGGACCACGCCGAACTTCTGCCCAGCTGGCCCACCATCAAGTATCTGATCGCGGAATTGATCTCGGGGCTGGGCGGCAACAAGCTCCTTTCGGAGATCACCCAGCGCGAGTTGCAGATATTCTTCGCGCGCCGCCGCGACGGCCGGTCGAGCGCGTCCATCAACCGCGAGATCGAGAACGCCCGAGCCGTCTGGCGCCGTGCCCAAGGCACGAAATATGACATCGGTGAAATGCCCGACTGGAAGCAGCTACGGCTCAAGGTTCCCGCATCACCCCCGCGCGAACTGCAACTCCTAGAAGAGGACAAGCTGCTGCTGGCGATGCGCAACGATGTGATCGATGCCGTCGACTTCCTGCTCAAATCCGGATGGCGGCGCGGCGAAGTGCTGGGTCTGTGCTGGGCCGATGTCAACATCCCCCGCAAGGTCGCCGTCACGCGGATCAAGGGAGGCGACATCGTCACCCGCCCGCTGACCACCGCTCTTGTCGAGATCATCGCCCGGCAACCGCAGAGCAAGGACGAGAACGACGAGATTGTGCCGTTCGTTTTCACCTACGTTTGCCAGAAAAGCCGGGGCGCGCGCCGCAAGGGCAAGCGCTACCCCCTGACACCGACCGCATTGCGCAAGCCGTTCGCCCAGGCGCGCACTGCCGCCGGTGTCGAGAACTTCCGCATCCACGATCTACGCCACACGCGCGGCACCCGCATCGTGCGCGCCACCGGCTCGCTGGCGGCCGCCAAGGAAGCCCTAAAGCACAAGCGCATCGAAACCACGCTGCGCTACGCACACGTCCTTGACGACGACGTCAGAAACGCGCTCGAAGCAAGCGAGTCCCGACATAGTCCCGACCAAGCGGAACAGGTGAAGAAGAAAGCCTAG